GGCCTTGGTGATCCTATTGGCCTCTTCCTCTCCAACTCGTTGCCTCCATAGAGCAAACTTTTCTTTAGTATAATGAGAAGTAACCGTGGTAATAGAAATGTAGTTCTTTAATTCATCAGAATCTACTTTTTTATAAAAACGTTTCCCGTCTATATGGAATCTTTCTAACTTTGGAACTTCTATCGGCTTGTGTATAAACATTTTATCTGGCTCTGATCTTGGTGTAATTGTAGCATGGTCTCCTGGATTTGTCAAGAGGGTTCTGAAAATAATCCAAGGTTGTATTTTGCGACAATATACTCTTTAACTAAAGAGGACCTACAAATATCATCAATACCAAAATTAATCGTCTCAAAAGATTCCATTTGACCAAGAATCTTCAGGAACAATGCGGCCCCGTCTTTTTCTGATTTTTTTATAAGATCCGATTGGGCAATGTCACCACTGAAATGTATCTTACTATCCAGACCCACTCGTGTAATGATACTGTCTAATTCATGATATGTTAAATTCTGAAATTCATCAACAATTATAACGGCCTCGTCAATTGTCATCCCACGAATAAAACTCGTTGGCATAAAGTAAAAACTCTTCTGGGCCTTTAGGTTCCCATAAAGCATCTCATACTTTTCGTCAGAATTAAAATCGAAAAGATTTTTGATCATATACTTATAAGGTACTTCAAATTCTGCAATCTTTTCAGAAATTGATCCAGGGAGAAATCCAATGTCGCGTGTTGCAACGGTAGATCTTACGACAATTACCTTTTTATAAGGAGTCGATGGATCCAGGACTTCTTCTAGGGCCTTGTAAATTAACGAAATCGACTTTCCGGTTCCCGGATATCCATGAGCCACTATGTTCTTGCCCTCATCATAAAAATAAAAAAGTCTTTTTTGATTTTCTGTTAATGGCTGGAGTTCGACCAGATGATCAAGAGTTATTAGTGGGGATTGAGTTTTTTTCTTGTTTAGTGGGATGTTTGCTTGTTGCCTGGATTTACGGTGAGCGCGTGATCTTGTCATAAAGTTTCCATTCTTGCGTTCATGCCGCCAGCTTTTTTTACTTTTTTAAGAACCTCATTAAATGACGGATGTTTCCGATTCAATTTGTCGCGCCATTCTCCAATTTCTGCCGTATTAGGACAAGTTTGTGGATCTCCCCAATCCCTGATCCACAAGGGGTTTTCGACCTTAAACTTTTCCCATTCGTCAATAGAAAGAGTAATCTCTTTTTGTTCTTTTGTTTCTTTGTTAATAATCGGATAAGTGGGCATCAATAATCCTCCAAAGTTATACTAGGTGAGTCTTCGCATTCGATGCAATCAACGCATTCATCCATTTCTGGATTGTCGGCCAGAAATTCTGAAAGTTCTTCTTCGGTCAGAAGAATCTTAAAAACACGACCAGTCTCATGGTCTTTTATACAATAGGATTTCATAAGTTTTATGGGGCTAATTTACCTTTATGTAGGCGTTTTTCTTCATAATACTTCCAGACATTAGGAGCCCATTTTTCAAGAAGAGGCGCCATTTGGGCACAAAGAGCCTGAATTTCTAATTGAGCGTCCATCTTTGCCCGAAGATCCATAAAATGCAGAACAGACCTGAGGTTAAAGGATACTACAAAGTTTTGACGAATTGCCTGTGGGAGATAATCCCTGATGTGTTCTTCACACATCCCCTTTTCATACTTTGCTGCGTATCTCTTACACCCCTCATAAATGAAATCTAATTCATCATTATAGTCAGCGAGGGTCCAATCATATTTTTTACCTTGACGATTTGTATAATACCCTGGAGGACGAATATAAAAAACGTCTTCAACTGGAAGTTCGTCGTTGACAACCTTTAATACTCGTTTACCCGTATAGCGTTGAGATTGACAATTGTGTACCACAACTCCATCGCAAACAAAATTATGATATTTTCCATCAACCTCAATATCATAAGTAATATCAGTCCGCAAAAACTCAATTGAAGAAATTGAAACAAAGTGTGTCCTTAATGCCTTATGTTCTTTAGCGTGACAACTAGAGCACAGGATCTCATAATTATCAATGTTATACGCTTGATTGATGTCTTCTTTAACAGGTGTTTTATGATGGCAATGAAGTTTAGTTGTTGCCCCGCAATTAGAGCAGATCCTTCCATGATGATCCAGAATATTTTCTTTGTTATATTTTTGCCAATTATAAACTCTGACTTCTGTATTATCCGGATGTTTTCTACCAGGATGACCACATTCTTCTATTTTTTCATGAGCCTTAGAAATATTTTTAATTGCATTTTCTTTTCGCAATTTTCTTTGCTCTTCGGTAAAATGAGAGGTATCCAGTTTTTTACCAGTATTATGGTCCTTCCTAATTTCCCAGGTTAACCCAAATTTATAAGCATATTTTTTAATAACCTCATAAGAGACTCCTAGTTCCTTAGATATTTGCATTGGCGTCTTAGTTTTTAATTCTGACGCCAACCAAACTGGATTAGTATACTTTTCCCTGGCTTCACCAATTAAGGCCAAAGATACGCCATTACAGGATACCTTATCGCCTACACTAAGTTCTTTAAGGCGCTGCCATCCATTTTCAGTGAAAATTCGGTGGTCCATTGAGCACTTTAGTTGCTTTCCATCATCTAGGGTAACTAGATATAGATCTTTTTCCGTGTTTTTAAATACTTTTCCAATCTTTGAATATTCAAAATAACCCCTATCTTCATTAAGACTTCGGACTAAAGGAAGTTCTTCTCCTTTAGTATACATTTCATACAACTGAGAAATAGTTGTAGTCTTTACTTTTTTTCTTTTATTCACGGTAATTAAACTTTCTCCTGCTAAGCAGTCAAAAGTAACTCCGACTCGATGAGTTCTGGCCTGCACCATTACGCTATGAACATAACCAGAAACAGAAAGTGTGATTGCTGGATGCTCTACGCTTCCATAATGACCCTTATCATTAGCCAAAAGAGTTTCTACAATCCACTCACCACATTTAGCCGGAGAAGGAATTACTTGTTCATGAATAGGTGTTTCAGAATAATCACACTTTGCCGCCTGGTATATAACCTGCTCAGGAATAGGATAACACTGAAGAACCACTGTCTGTAAACTTTTATCTAATTCAAGAAGATCGGCTGCTTTAACTGGTCTCATAATCAATTTTCCTTCCGTAGTTTTTCAAGTTTTTTAAACTCTTCTTTAATCATTTTATAAGCCTCATCGGAAGAAATCTTATCACCAATTTCTAGGCCAACAATAATCTCTACGCGGTCGGAAAAGTTTCCTAGGCCCTTTTCAAAATCATTTAGATCATACATCATCATTCCTCCATCTTACTGAAACATTTGGTAAATCATCTTCCGGTTCTTCATAATACTCTGGTTCTTCATATTCTTCTAGTCTAAGAAGATCCCTTATATCTATAAAGTTTTCTTTTTGTCTTTTTGGTGTGGGCTCCTCTTCATCATATTCTAGTTTTAACTGGGCCAAAAGAAGCTCCATATTTTTAATAATTAATTTGACTCTTTCAGAATTCATCTTTCAATTAGTTCAAGTTTATGTGAAGAAGGGACCAGTTTTTCAATTACATTTTGACAGCCAACAATTGGGTCTACTACACTACACGTATAAAAATCAACATAGGCCTCTCCTTTTTCTGGAACAGTATGAATTGAAATATGAGATTCGGCAAGAAGAAGAATGGCCGTGACTCCTTGTGGTTGGAATTTATAAGAGCATCTTTCTAAAATAGTGGCCCCACAAAGAAGAGCCGAGTCTACTAAAAGTTGAACAAGAAATTCTAGATCGTCTAGAACATTAAATTCGCAACCATAAAGGTTTAAGATGTAGTGCTTTCCCATTTCTTACTCAGGCGGATCTGACTTGGCCTCTTTGATTAGACCAGAAATATAAGTCTCGGTGCCGTCCATGACCTGCACCTGATAAACATTGGTTCTCATAAGTTTCTTGGCTCTTTTGTACTTTTTGATAATTTTATTGATTTCATCTCGATTTACCGAGATCTTGACTTTTTTGTTGTCTCCAAATCCATCTGACATCAAGAATTCCTCTTTTTCTTTTTAGGTTCTTCGCCCCAGAGTTTAGGACTCACATTACCATAACCAAACGCAATTTTTTGAACATTTCCAAATTTATCGTAATAAAGATCAAACAAATTAACCTTTTTACTACATCTACAAACATCCATTGCGAGATTACCTTCATTATCCTTATAATAGACTAGATAGGCATCCCGAGGAAGAGACTTGTCCCTGGCCTGTTCTAAAGAAGCACTAGAATAAATCAGTTGGCAATTATACTTCCTGGGAAGATTCTTTTTTTCTTCTTCGGTCCACATCATGACCTCCCACCCCATTGAATAAAGGGAAAGGTCTCTTGAATCAGATCAAATGGTAGATTATAAACATCAGTGAGTCGCTTGTCCTTTACAAGACAAAGAATCTGGGCCTCTTTTGGATGAAGACCTTCTAGAAGTTGAATAAAGATAGTCTCTCGTCGAATTGAAGAAAGAGAATCATTACCACCTTTGATAAACATGTAAAACTTATCGGCCTCATTTCTTAGGGTGGTTCGTTGATTACCACCAAGAGCATCAACCATTTTATCATCAATTTGCTTTTCAATGGCAGCCGAAAGAGTGTCATTGCCAGATGTCATATCTCCGGCTGCCGAATAGGGAACTTCTCCTTGAGGGATTAGGCTAACCACAGATTCATCATAATTCCAAATAAACAATGCAACAAGAGCATTGTTTTGGTATTTTTGAAGAATCTCAATCTTCTTGGCCCGAGTTCTTTGAGAACAGGCGAGTTCTAAAATCTCATGCTGAAATGGATTTGCTGGTAAATTAACTGGTTTAACCGTAGTTTTCGGCTTCGTCTTCGTCGGGGTCTGTGTCATAATAATCCTCTTCTATGTCTAATTTGGGGGTAAATCTTAATGCGAGAATTTCG